TTTTAAAAAATGAGAACGCAATTCGTCGTTCCGTAAGAAATATAGTAGAAACTATCCCAACAGAGAGATTTTTTAACTCTTTGTTGGGTTCTGATGTAAGAAGAAGTCTATTTGAGTTCGTTGATTTTGGTACTGCATCAGTTATTCAGGATCAAATTGAAATTGCAATTAATAATTTTGAAGATAGAGTCGAAAATTTGATCGTTCAGGTAGATCCAATAGCAGACGAAAATACATTTAATGTAACAGTTATATTTGATATTATTGGTCAAGAGTTTCCGACACAAGAATATTCATTCCTCCTAGAGGCAACCAGATAAAATGCCTTTTACAAAATATACAAATTTAGATTTTGATCAGATAAAAACTTCTATCAAAGATTATCTCCGTGCTAACTCTACATTCACGGACTTTGACTTTGAGGGATCAAACTTTTCAGTTTTAATTGATACGTTAGCATATAATACTTATATTACCGCATTCAATTCGAATATGGTTGTGAATGAATCCTTTTTGGATTCGGCAACTCTTCGAGAGAATGTAGTTTCTCTGGCAGGTAACATTGGATACGTCCCCCGTTCCAGAGTTGCATCAACGGCACAAATATCATTTAATGTAACAACTAGCACAGATACTGCTACATTGACCCTGAAGGCAGGTATAGTGTGTGTAGGGAGTACTAATGATACTACATACACCTTTGCCATCCCAGAAGACGTTACAGCAAACGTTGTGGACGGTACAGCATCTTTTAATAACCTCAATGTTTATCAAGGAATATTTTTAACCAAACAATTTCAATATGATGGTTCTTTGGATCAAAGATTTGTTCTGAATAATTCTTTTATTGATACATCGACACTTAAGGTATACATTAAAAAAACAGAACAAGATGGACTTGGTATTGAATATTTCCTTTCAGAAAATATTTTTGATGTAGATAAAAACTCTAGAATTTTCTTCATTAATGAAGTTCAAGATGAAAAATATGAATTACGATTTGGTGATGGTCTTATTGGTAAAAAACTTGGTGATGCTGTTGGTTCTGATGGAACTATAATTACTGCCAACTATATTATTACAGATGGAAGAGATGGTAATGGTGCTTCTAGTTTTTCATTCTCCGGAACACTAGAAACTGCGACTGGTACGGTTATTGATCCAGGAACTGTTACGATTACAACTAATCAATCGTCAATCAATGGTGGGGATATTGAACCAATAGATTCAATCAAATATTATGCACCAAGATTATATTCGTCTCAATACAGAGCTGTTACATCAAGAGACTATGAAGCAATTGTAAAAAGAATATATCCAGATACTGAATCTGTATCAGTAGTTGGTGGAGAAGAAATGGATCCTCCAGAGTTCGGTACAGTTCAAATTAGTATTAAACCAAAAAACGGATCATTTGTTTCAGATTTCAATAAGACACAAATTTTATCAAAGTTAAAGCAATTTACAGTATCTGGAATAAATCAAAAGATAACAGATCTTAAGATTCTTTATGTCGAACTTAATAGTTCTGTTTACTATAATTATTCTCAAGTATCGAGTGCAGATACATTAAAAACCTCTGTTACAAATTCTCTTCAAAAATATTCAGAATCTTTAGATTTAAACAAATTTGGAGGTAGAGTTAGATATAGTAAACTTCAACAAGTTATTGATAATACTGATACTGCAATTACATCAAATATTACAAAAATTATTATTCGTAGAGATTTAAAACCTATACTTAATAAGTTTGCACAATATGAATTGTGTTATGGAAATCAATTCCATGTAAATTCTGAAGGATTTAATATAAAATCTACCGGATTTAAAATTTCGGGAGAAACTGATACGGTCTATTTTACAGATATTCCTAATGCAGATTTAAAGACCGGTACTTTATCGATTGTAAAGCAAGTATCTGATGAAACTAGAGTGGTTGTAAAATCGGCAGGAACTGTGGATTATGTAAAAGGAGAAATAATTTTAGGAACTGTTAATATCACATCAACTTCATTGAGTAATGGATTAATCGAAATACAAGCATTCCCAGAATCTAATGATGTTGTTGGATTAAGAGACTTGTATATCTCATTAAACATTCCTAAAAGTACAATAAATATTGTCAGGGATGTAATTGCTTCTGGGGATGAGATATCTGGAACCAGATTTGTTGCCGACTTCTATACATCAAGTTATTCAAACGGAAATTTAGTAAGAAAGTAATATGATACAAACTGGTTTTGAATCTAGAATCAAAGTACAAGATCTAATTGACCATCAACTTCCAGAGTTTATCTTGGAAGAAAGTCCGAATGCGGTAGAATTTTTAAAACAATATTATATTTCTCAAGAATATCAAGGTGGTCCTATTGATATTAGTGATAATCTAGATCAGTATTTAAAATTAGATAACTTAAAACCAGAAGTTATTGTTGATAGCACAATAACTAGTGCTAGTGTTACATCCTCCGATACTACAATTAGTGTTTCTAGCACAAAAGGATTTCCAAATCAGTATGGACTTCTTAAAATTGATAATGAAGTAATTACATATACTGGAATTACTACGAATAGTTTTACTGGTTGTGTGCGCGGATTTAGTGGAGTAACCGATTATCATCAAGATTTAAATCGTGGAGAACTTGTTTTTTCCACATCAACAGCAGCAGAACACTCTAATAGTTCATCTGTTCAAAATTTAAGTTCCCTATTCTTAAAAGATTTTTATAAAAAACTGAAGTATACTTTTACTCCAGGATTAGAAGATATTAAATTTGTAGATGAAATTGACGTTGGAAATTTCATCAGAAGAGCAAAAGATTTTTATGCTTCTAAAGGAACAGACGAAGCAATAAAAATACTTTTCAAAGTTATTTTTGGAGAAACTCCTTCTATTGTAAATTTAGAAGATTATTTAATCAAACCATCTTCTGCAAATTATGTAAGAAGAGAAGTTGCAATAGCAGAAATAATATCAGGAGAACCCTCAAAAATTGTCGGACAAACTCTCATAAAGACTACTGATGAGAACACAACTGCTTCAATATCGGCAATAGAACCATTTTCAAGAAAGGGAAAAACATTTCATAGAATTGAATTTTATATTGGAAATACTAAAAATTCCTCATCAGTAGAAGGAAATTTTGAAATTACTCCAAATACAAAGTTAATTGAAAGTGTATCTGTAGGATCTTCTATTTTAACAGTAGATTCGACGGTAAGTTTTCCGCAATCTGGAACATTAATTTCAGGAACTAATACTATTTCTTATACTGGAAAAAGTATTAATCAATTTTTTGGATGTACTGGTATTAATGATACTATAACTACATCATCAAATATTAGATCTGATGATACTTATTTTTCTTATGAAGATGGAGATACTTCTAAGAAGGTTGAATTAATATTACTCGGAGTAATACAAGATTTAGTAGAAGAAAATGAAGACTTTAAAGTAGATGAAAATGATATAATTACAGTTAAAAATCTTGGGGATAAGATTAAAAATACAAATTCAAATTGGAAAGAAATTTTTGCAAATTCTTTTATATACAATACAAGTGCGAGATATGAAATTGTAGATAATGGTTCTACTAAGTTAGGATCCACTATTGATAGATCCAGTTTAAAAATTGGAGATGAAGTTGAAATATTAGAAAGAGGTAGTGAGAGTGTAGTACCCTCTAATGGTATAATTGGTATTACAACTATCGATAGTACTGCAAATACTTTGACATTGGCAAATAAACCATCTTTAGAAGACAGTAAAGAATATGATGTAAGAAGAAAATTAAATAAAACAAAATCTTCCGGTTCAAATTTTGGGAGTAGTTCTGTATTATCAGATATCCTTAATTTATATGTTGATAAGGATGATTATGCATATGTTGCATCAAATTCATTACCATCAGAAGAAAAAAATAATATTGTAGATTATCGTCTTGATATTGAAACTAGTATTAAAAAAGTAAGTATTGCTAGTACTTTTAATATTCCAGAATTTTCTGAAATTAAGAATATCTATAACTTTATTGAGTTCAATCCTTCCATTCCATTTTTAACAGGAGATAAAATATATTATCTTCCGCAAAATGAACCTTTAGTTGGATTGCAAACTGGTAATTATTATGTAAAAGTAACATCTACAAATCAATTTAAATTATATACTACACCTTCTTTATTAGATTCTGACAATAATGTAACATTTCAAGTGCCAAATTCTGGTATAGGAACTCACACTTTTACCTTAGATTCTCAAAGAAAAACTGATCTAGGAATACAAAAACTTTTAAGAAAGTTTCCATTAGAAAAAAATATTGAAAATGGTTCCGGAACCTTAACAACTCCAGGAACTACTGGAATGTTAATTAATGGTGTTGAAATTAGTAACTATAAATCTAAAGATGCAATTTATTATGGTCCAATTGAAGATGTAGATATTCTTTCTGGGGGAGAAGATTTTGATGTAATTAATCCTCCATTAGTTGAAGTTTCTACTGGTGCTGGTATTACCGCAAAAATTCAACCTGTTATTAGTGGAGGTTTTGAAAAAGTATATGTAGATTCGCAAGATTATAATATTGGAGAGATAACTTCTATTAATATTTCAGGAGGAAATGGTAGTGGTGCTGTAATCAAACCTGTAATAATTGAAAAACCTAGAGAAGTTTTATTTAATGCAGATGAATTTTCTAGTGGTGGTGGAGTTAGTGAGACAACTAATCAAATTTTATTTTTAACAGATCATAATTTCGTCAATGGTCAAGAAGTAATTTACAATCCTCTAGGAAATAATCCAATAGCAATTGGAACGGCAGGAAATAATATTAATCTTCCCACTAATTCTGTATATTATGTCGGTGTTACTAACAACAAAGCAATAAAATTATATAACACTTTAAGTGATCAGCAATTGGACACCAATGTCGTAGGAATCTATACAGGTTCTGTTGGAACGCATAAGTTCTCAACTCTTTCGTCTTCAAGACAAGTTTCTTATGTAAAAGTAATTAATAAAGGAGAAGGATACACTAATAGAAAGTTAATTGTAAAACCTACAGGAATATCTACAACAAACAATACCGTTACCTTTAAAAATCATGGATTTAATGATGGAGAAATTATTGAATATGATTATGAATCTGGGCAGATATCTGGAATTACAACTACAAATCAATACTTTGTTTTAAAAGTTGACGACGATTCATTTAGATTATGTGATGCCGGAATTGGGGGAACAGTTGTTTCTAATTATGAAAGACGAGATTATAAAACATTTGATAGTACGGGAAGTGGATATCAATATTTCAAATATCCTAATATTTCAGTTTCTATTAAATATAATTCTGTAGGATTTGGCACTACTACTCAAGAGTATCAAGATTTAGTATTAAGTCCAGTAGTAAAAGGAAGTATTGTTGATGCTTATGTTTACGAATCAGGAACTGGATATGGATCTACAATTTTAAACTTAGAGAAAAAACCAATAATCTCTATAAAGAATGGTAAATCTGCTCAATTAACACCATCTATCATTGATGGAAAAATAATTAATGTTTTTACAAGTTTTGTTGGAAGTGAATATTATTCTGTTCCGGAATTGATTGTTTCTGGTTCTGGAACTGGTGCAGAATTGCGAGCAATAATTAATAATGGGGAAATATCAGAAGTTAAGGTTCTGAATACTGGTATTGGGTATTCAGCATCAAATACAAAAATTCAAGTTGTTTCATCAGGAAAAAATTCCTTTATTGATCCACAAATAAGAAAATTAACTTTAAATGATAATATTACAAGATTCACTACTGGAGAAGTTTTATTAGAAGGTAAAGATAAACTTCAATATTCAGTATCAAAGTATTTTGAGAATTTGAGAAATTCTTTTAAAGAAAATCCCACAAGCAGGTCAAACATAATTGGATGGGCTTATGATGGCAATCCAATTTATGGACCCTATGGATATACAAACCCTGAAGATACATCATCAGGACTAAAATCATTAGAATCTGGGTATATCTCAAATACATCGAATGTTGAAGATAGACCATCTGGATTTGATGCTGGATTTTTTGTTGAGGATTATCAATTTAATAATGTTGGAGACTTGGATGAATATAATGGTAGATATGAAAAAAATGTAGAGTATCCGAATGGTGTTTATGTATATCATGCTACAATAGACCAATTTCCATATTTTATAGGTAATAAGTATAAATCAAAATTAATTTCCAATTCAGATTTGGATCAATCATTTGATTTCAATAATTCAAATTTATTGAGAAATACTTTTCCTTACAAAGTATCAGAATTAAAGGCTGATTATGATTTTATTAATGAAACTAGTGATATTTTAGATCAAAAAATAGAAGTAGTGTCTGTAACATCAGACTCTGTAAAATCTATAGATATTGAAAATTCTGGTAATAATTACAAAGTTGGAGATAAATTAACATTTGATGATACTGATACTTCAGGAAGTGGTTTAGATGTTAGTGTTGCTTCCGTAAAAGGAAAGAGTCTCGTAGAATTAAATACAAATTCAACTGAATATTTAAATTCTATTTTTACATGGGAATCTACAAGTAGAGTAAAAGTATCAATATTACCCAACCATGATCTTTTAAATCTAGATTATGTAACTATATCTGGATTTTCCACAAATCTATCGGTACTTAATGGAACACATCAAATCACAGTTCCTTCTTATGCAAATGGAAGATGTCTTTCTACTATAACATCTGCATCTGTAGGATTTACGACAGAAATTTATGTTTCTCCAATTCCAGAACAAGTATCTATTGGTAGTAGTATTAATATTGGAACAGAAACTTTAAAAGTTCTTGAAGTATTTAAAAATCAAAACGTTCTCAGAATTGAAAGAGGGTTGGCAGGTGTATCACATACTGTTGGAACTGCAGTAACTTTCTCTCCAGATTCTTTTACAATTTCCAAATCTGTAGATAAATTTGATTCAAAAGTAAATGATAAGGCTTTCTTCAATCCTAGAGAATCTGTTGGTGTTGGAACTATAAGTGGTGTTGGATACAGCACATCATTTACATTTGGCAGTATTTCAACTGCAACTAGAAGTATTCCTACAAAAGGAATTTACATTGAAAATCATCCTTTCACAACAAATCAACCGGTTGGATTTAATACTAATGGTGGAACAACCTTAAATGTTTCTACTGATGGAACATCTGTCCCAGTAGGTATATCAAGTAATCTTTTCGTTGTTAAGAAAAGTCCAAGTCTTATTGGATTAAAGACTGCAATTACAGGTGAAGAATTATTCTTCCATGATAATGGAGATGATAGTGATAAGTATTCATTTGAATCCAATTATACTCAAATATTGGGAGATGTGGATAAGAATGTAGTGACTGTTTCAGTATCAACATCTCATGAACTTCAAAATGGAGATACGGTAACATTAGATGTTCAACCAAATCTTTCAGTGGGTATTGGAACTTCAACAGCAGTTCGTGTTCTTTATAAATCAGAAATTGATAATATCGTAGTCAATCCAATTGGATTTAATTCAACAGGAATTAATACAGTAACTAATGAAATCACAATTACAGATCATGAGTTAGTAACTGGTGATAAAGTTCTTTATGAAGATAGTGGATATAATGAATATTTTGTTTATAAAGTTAATAGAAATAGAATTAATCTCTGCGAAACTTTAATAGATTCTCAACAAAATCCTCCGACAGTTGTAAGTTTTGCTTCTACAGGAGGTTCTTCACAAACAATATCCTTAATTAATCCACAATTACAACCAGTCAAAAATAATAATTTAGTATTCGACCTTTCAGATTCTTCACTGATAAATTATAGTCTGAGATTATATCAGGACAAAGAGTTTAATAATGAATTTGTTTCTACTGGCTCTACAAATACTTTCAGTGTATCTGGAGTAGGAACTGTTGGAGTAACATCTACAGCAACTCTTACATTAGATTACAACTCACAAATTGATGAATTATTCTATACCTTAGAAAAAGATGGAGTATTAGTTAAATCCGATACTGATGTTAATAACTATTCAAGTATTAAGTATATTGATAGTGATTATAACAATTCATATGTTATTAGTGGTGTTGCAGCAACAACGTTCAATGTAAATCTTGACAAAAAACCAGAAAAACTTTCTTATGGTTCAACCGAATGTGATACATTAGATTACTCAACGACATCAACTTCTCCATCTGGTCCAGTTAAATCTTTAAGTATTATATCTTCAGGAACTGGATATAAAAAATTACCTTCTTTAAAATCTACAAACTCTGTTTCTGGAATAGATTTAATTGCAAATGCAAAATCAATAAATGTAGGATCTATAAAAGAAAGTAGAGTCATCAATAACAGATTTACTTATTCTTCAGATAAAACTTTAAGACCTAAGGTCAATGTTTCTCCCAACATTGTAACAAAAGATTCAAATGCATTAAGTCAGATATCAATAGTTAGTGGAGGTGAAGGTTATGTATCTCCACCATTTATTACTCTCGTCAATCCCACAACAAGAAATGTAATAAATTCTGGATTGATTGAACCAAAAATAACAGGATCTGCAATTTCTTCTTTAGATATTAAAATACAACCAAAAGGTTTACCTGATGAAACTGTAGAAGTTTTTGCAACAAATAATAATAATGGTGTTGCAATTGAAAAGGTAGGGTCATCAAATACGGATTTTTTCACATGCACAATATCAACACCTGGTATTGGAAATACTTTTAATACTCCACCATTTGCTGTTGGAGATGAAGTATTCATTGAAGGTATTGTAAAATATAGTTCAGATGGAGATGGATTCAATTCTTCTGATTATGGATACAAATTCTTTAAGGTAAAGGGATATAGCACTGCGGGAGTTAATGATACAGTCTCTATTGGTGTATCCGAATTCACCACAAATACTGGAATTGCAAAAACAATTCAAGATTTTAGTGGAGTAATAATTAATAAAAATGATTATCCTACTTTTAAGGTAGTTCAAGAACCATCCAAATTTTTCATTGGAGAAACTTTATCTTCAAATAAGATAATAAGAGATTTGGAAGTTACAGGAAGTGGTGGAGATTCTTTAAAAGTTTCTGGATCATATGAGTTGTCAATAGGTGAAGTTGTTACTGGAAATGAATCTGGCACTGTCGCAACAATTAAGTCTTTAAATTTAAATGAAGGAACATTTAATGTTGGATACTCTAACACAAAAGATATTGGTTGGGATACTGAAACTGGAAAATTAAGTGAAGATTTTCAAGTTACTCCAGATAATGACTATTATCAAAATTTATCATATTCCGTAAAAAGTTCAATAACATATAAAGATCAGCAATCTCCGGTAGAAAGTTTAGTTCATACAAGTGGATTGAAAAATTTTGCAGATACTGGAATATCTTCAAATACGAGTGCAGGTTTAACAACTACTAATGATGGAATTACTATAATTTATGATGTAATTGATGAGAAAAGAGTAGATACTATTAATAATTTTGATAATGTTATTGATGTTGATGTTGTAGATTCAAAATCAAAATTTTTAAAATTAAAAACTAAAAAACTTACTAATTATACAGAATTAACAAATCTTAACGTATTGACAGTTGATGATCTTCAAAATCAGTTCTCAAATTCAGAATCAGAATTTACTGAATACTTATTAGTAGACGAACTTGATAATAGAACATATTTTAATTACTTATTAAGAGTGTCTAGTGAGGATGACACTGAACTTCAGTTAACAGATATTACTATTTTAAAAAATGAATTAGAATCAGTCATTGTTGAAAATGAGTCCATATCTGGAAAAGAATTTAATTATGGTATTTTTGACTTATTTACAGACGAAACTGAAAAAACTTTCTTAAGATTCGTTCCTAATGATGCATTGAATACAAATTATGATCTAAAAGTAATTAAGCAAATATTTAATACAGATATATCGGGAGTTGGAACACAGTCTATAGGTTTTGTCAATTTGACAGGTTCTGTAGATATAGAAAATACTAGTGTGGGAATTGGAACTACAACAATTATTTCTTTAGATGCTAATAATTTTGAATCTCTTTATGTTAATGCACAAGTAACTAATACTGTTACTAATGATATGAATTATGTGAGATTGTATGTTTCTATTGCAGGGACAAACACTTTCATGTCAGAATATTATATTGATAGCAATGTTTTAAGTTCTTCAACAGGAAATCAAATAGGTATATTCACTTGCACTGACTTGGGAAGTGGAGTTTTATCACTAATACACGAAAATACTTCTTCTGATCAACTTAAGATAAGAACTAATATTGTTGGATTTGGAACAACATCTACTGGAATTGGTACATATAGATTTAAATCTTCGGATCAATTTGATGGTCAAGAAAGAAGCGTAATTTACGATTCTGGATATTATTCTACAGTAGGTGCTTCTTCTACAATAATTCAAACTTTAGATAGATCTTTATTTAATGCATCAAAATCTTTAATTCAAGTAAGTATAGGTTCTACAAAAGCACTTCATCAGGTTATGATAATTAATGAAGGAACTGATGCTTATACTCAGCAATTACCTTTCCTTTCAGTATCTAATGATGATAGTGAATTAGATGATGCTTCTGGTATTGGAACATTTGGTGGAGAAATATCTGGAAGTGATTTAATACTTAAATTCTTCCCAGATGCAAATCAAACAGGTCAAATTGATATTGAAGTATTCAGTAAATTATTTTATTCTGAAGTAGATGTTGTTAATGAACCTTTAGATTTATCTTATGGTGCTGTAACCGAAAGTATTGATGAAAAATTCTATGATGCTATTAATCTTAGTAGAATTAATAAAGATAGTTTCACATTAACTGATAATGGCATTCCAATTTTCTCAAAGAAATTTAATCCAAATTCATCTGCATTAGATGCATCTACTGGAATATTTACAATTCAAAATCACTTCTTTGTAACTGGAGAAGAATTAATCTATACTCCAAACTCTACAATCGTTGGTGTTGGAACTAGTGCAATTGTTACTCCTGGTGGAGAACTTCCATCTACAGTTTATGCTATCAAATTAACCGAAAATACTTTCAAAGTAGCAATAACAACTACAGCAGCTGCTGCAGGAATTGGAACAACATTTACTTCCTTTGGAGAAGGAAATGCTCATAGATTCACTATGAAAGAAAAAAACAGTAAGTGCATCTTAACTGTTGATGAATTGGTTCAATATCCAATAGCACCTACTAAGATTACACATACTTTGAGTGGAAATGTTGGTGGTTCTCTAAACAATAGTACAAGTATTGTATCACTAAGTGGAATTTCAACAATAAATCCAAGAGATATATTGAAAGTTGATGATGAATACATGGGTGTAACTAATGTTGGATTGGGAACAACCAATGTAGGACCGATTACAAATGAAGGGAGTATAAATTTAGTTGAAGTCAAGAGAGGATTTGTAGGTTCTTCTGCATCAACTCATACAGATTCTACCTTAGTAAGAATTCATAAAGGTTCATTTAATATTGAAGATAGTGAAATTTATTTCACAGAAGCACCAAGAGGTAATCCACAAATCGCAAAAACAAAAAATAATTTAGATTCTGAAACCTCATCATTTACTGGTAGAGTATTTTTTAAATCTAATTATGATAATAACAAAGTTTATGATGATTTATCTGATGAATTTACTGGAATTGGAAGAACATTCACACTAAAAGTTGGTGGTGCAAATACTACAGGAATTGGAACAGAAGGTTCAAGTGGTCTAGTTTTTATTAATAACATTTACCAATCACCCAAAACTGATAACAATCCAACAAGATTTAATTATCAAATCTTAGAAGACTCTAGTGCAGGAATATCTACTGTTGAATTCTCTGGAATTACTAGACCGGACGAATTTCCTCTTGAATATTTTGTTTCTGACTATGATACTAATGCAAATGAAGTTCCTAGAGGTGGAATTATAGTTTCATATGGATCTACACCTGGACTTGGATTTGCACCACTTGTAGGTGCTTCTGTGACTGCTGTTGTTGGTGCTGGAGGTTCTATTGTATCTGTTGGACTAGGAACTACAGGACATGGTTCTGGATATAATGGTTTAGTTTCTATCGGAATATCCGTATATGAAAGTGGACATTCTGGTGCTGCAGCAACAATTACGGCAAATATTGGTGTTGGAGGAACTTTATCGTTTAATGTTGTTGGTGGAGGAACTGGATATAGTAATCCTGAAATATTCGTTTCAGATCCATCATATAAAAATCTACCAGTGATTGGTGTTTCTAGGTTAGGAATTGGAGCAACAACTGATACGGGAAATGGTTTATTAGTAGATTTAAAAGTTGGTGGATCTACGGGAATAGGATCCACTTTATTCGAAGTAACTGAAGTCAAATTTTCAAGACCAGGATATAATTTCAGAAGAGGTGATGTATTTAAACCTGTTGGATTAGTCACTGATGGTTCTCTATCTTCTCCAATATCAGATTTTGAAATTACAGTAGTTGATACTTATTCTGATAATTTTGCTGCTTGGGAATTTGGAGAACTTGATTATATTGATTCTATTCAAAACTTACAAGATGGATCAAGAACTAGATTCCCACTTAATTATAATTCAACACCTCTGAGTTTTGAACCTCAAGAAAATTCTCCAATTGAAGAAAATATTAACAATGTTCTTATAATTTTTGTTAATGGAGTATTACAAAAACCAGTAGAAAATTACATCTTTGAAGGTGGGACATCATTTGCATTTACAAGAGCACCGTTACCAGAAGAAGAAATTGAAATATACTTCTATAAAGGTGTTGATGGGACTGATTCTACACTAGTAGATAATATCATACCAACTATAGAAACTGGTGATGTTGTTCAAGTAATAAGTAACAATATCTATCCAAATACAATAACACAAGATGAAAGAACAGTTTACAACATAACTACTTCTGATAAATTTGAAACTAATCGATATACTGGATTAGGAGTTGATGAAATCAATTACAAACCTTTATCTTGGACTAAGCAAAAAACAGATAAGAAAATTAATGGCCAATATGTTTATAAATCAAGAGATGTATTAGAACCGTTAATCTTCCCAACTGCAAGAATTATCAAAGATGTGTCTACAACCGATACTGAAATATTTGTCGATAATATAGAATTATTTAATTATGAAACTGATAATGGATATACCGATTCTTCTACTCCATTAGATGCGGTTATTATTAATGGTATTTCTACAGAATCTTTGGGATCTATTGAAAAAATTACAGGATTTAGTAATATTAAAGGTTTCTCTGGAATAGTAACTGGTATTACAACAGCATCTGGAATTGGTGTTCCTTTAGCACTTCAATTTACATTGATTGACAGTAATAACTTTACTGGACTATCGACAGGTTATCCAATTTATATCTATGATACTCAAATTGGTAGTGGAGTCACCTCAATTGATGATTCAAATTCTGCAGTTGTTGGAATTGGAACTACTTTCCTGGACAATGTTTACTATGTTTCTTCTTGGTCTAATAATACGGGTGCTGGAACTACAATTGGAATTATTACATGTAATGTAGATTCAAATTCTAATGTAGTTGGTCTTGGAACTACTGGAAGTACATTAAATCCCGTTGGAAAATACTCATGGGGATTATTAGAAGGAGGAACAAGATCTACAAATCCAATATCAATTGGTGTTACTGGCAATACTGTATCTGGATTGACAACATATCCAACAATTCAGAGAAGAGGTATTGGTATTAGAAAAACTGGGGCATTACCTAAAAGAGAAGTATAATTGAAAACTAAAATTGTCTTATAAATATATAAAAAACTATTAATATGTCCGCATTCGTAACAGATCAATTTAGAATATTGAATGCTGGTTCTTTTGTAGAGTCTATCAGTAATAATTCTTATTATGCTTTCTTAGGTTTATCAAATCCAACTCCGGGATCAGTTGGATTTGGAAGAACCGACAATTGGAATACAAGCACAACTAATAATCCTGTAGATAATTTTCAATATTTGTCTCATTATAGAGATACTAGTTTATTTGGTAAAAAGATTACTACAGAAAATGCCAGAAGAGTTATAAGAAAGGTTGAATGGGTTGCAAATACTCCTTATGACATGTATCGTCATGATTATCGTCAAGGTAATGAATCTCCCGTATCTAAAACAGTAAGATTATATGATGCAAATTATTATATTATTACAAGTGAATTTAAAGTTTATATTTGTATAGATAATGGTTCTTCTGGACCTAATCCTACGGTTACAGGATCGACAATAGAACCAACACATACTGATGTAGAACCATCTGTTGCAGGGTCTGATGGATATAGATGGAAATATCTATTCAGTATTCCTCCATCAGATGTAATTAAATTTGATTCTACAGAATATATTACAGTTCCTAATGATTGGTTGACTACAACGGATTCTAGTATTCAAACTATTAGAGAAGGAGGAAACTCTGATACTAATAATAATCAAATAAAGGCAGTATATATCGAAGATGGTGGAACTGGATATACTAATGGCACAGTAGCATCTATCATAGGTGACGGAAGTGGTGCTACAGTTTCTATTGTAGTAGATAGTGCAGGTACAATAACCGATATCACGGTGATAAATGGCGGAAAAGGATATACATATGGAATTCTTAATTTACCCAAATCTTCCCCCACTGATACTGCAAAATTAATACCTATAATTCCTCCATCAAAAGGTCATGGTTATAACATTTATGAGGAGTTGGGAACAGATAAAGTATTAATGTATGCAAGATTCGACGATTCAACTAAAGATTTTCCAATAGACACTAAATTTGCTCAGGTCGGAATTATAAAAAATCCCGAAACATTTTCTGGAGCAGGAGTAACTTTTACTGGGAATACATTCTCATCTCTTTCTGGTATCGGACTATCAGAGTCTAGAAACGTAACTATTGGTGAACAAATAACTCAAAGTGTGTCCGGGGCAAAAGGATATGTAGCATCATTTGATAAAGATACTAAAGTTTTGAAATATTATCAAGACAGATCATTATGTTTTGGAAATAAAATAGACCAAACACTTAGTGACAGTACAACAGATATAATAGCATTCAATTCTACTAATGACATTGAATTTAATACTAGTGGAGGTTCTGCAAGTATTGCAGATCTAAACGGTAGTGTTGTAGTTGTTAATAATAAGCAGATTAATCTGGGAGTTACTTTTACAAATGGTCTTTCAAATCCAGAGATAAATAAAAAGACGGGGGATATAATTTATATTGACAACCGACCCGAAGTTCAGAGAGACTCTAGACAAAAAGAAGACATCAAAATTATTCTGGAATTCTAAAAAAAGATGGCACAAAAAACAGACTTAAATATAAGCCCATATTATGATGATTTTGATGGGGATAAAAATTTTTATAAAGTTTTATTTAAACCAGGATATCCAGTTCAGGCTAGAGAATTAACAACTCTTCAATCCATCTTACAGAACCAAGTAGAGTCTTTTGGTGGCAATATTTTTAAAGAAGGATCTATGGTTCTTCCAGGATCTGTAACTTTTGATAATCAGTTTTCTGCAGTAAAATTAAATGCGGTTAATTTAGGTATAGATGTCTCTGTTTATATTAAGAATTTTATTGGAAAGAAAATTACAGGACAACTTTCGGGTGTAACAGCATCTATTCAAGAAGTTGCCCTTACATCTGATAGTGATCTAGTAAGTGATCTTACAATTTATGTTAAATATGGAGAGTCTGGAGATAATGCAGAAACAGATGTATTTCAAGATGGAGAACAGTTATTTGCAAGTGAAAATGTCACGTATGGTAATACTACAATTGCCGCAGGAACCGCATTTGCATCATTAATCTCTCAGGATGCAACATTTGTTGGTTCAGCAGCATCTATTGATAATGGTGTTTATTTTATCAGAGGAACATTTGTAGAAGTTTCTAAGCAAACACTTATATTAGATTATTATACCAATACTCCTTCGTATAGAGTAGGATTAAAAATATCCGAAACGATTGTAAATGCAAAGGATGATTCGTCTTTATATGATAATGCAAGTGGTTTCACTAATTTTGCAGCACCAGGAGCAGACAGATTAAAGATAGCATTAACACTTACAAAAAAAGAAATATCTAATAATACAGATACTGATTTTGTAGAGATATTGAGAGTAGATGAAGGAAAAATTAAAAAAATCGAAAATAGACCTGTTTATAATTTAATAAGAGATTATATTGCAGAAAGAACATTTGATGAATCTGGTCATTATGCCGTAGATGAGTTTGGTGTTAAAGCACTCAATTCGTTAAATGATCAAATCGATAATGATGGTTTATATTTAGAGGGAGAAACTACAGAACAAGGAAATACTCCATCGGATGATTTAATGTGTCTACAGGTAAGTCCTGGAAGAGCATATGTTGATGGTTATGATGTTACTTTAGATACAGAAACTGCTATAGATGTAGAAAAACCAAGAGATACTGAAAGTATAAGTAGTGCTAATATCCCATTTGAGATGGGGCATTTACTTAGAGTTAATAATGTCAGTGGTGCTCCAAAAGAAAATGAAACTTTAGATTTATATGATCAACTTGGTGGAGGGGGGTCGATAATTGGTGCTGCGAGAGTATATACCTTTAACTTGACTGATGCTGCATATTCTGGTGCAGCAACTCAATGGGATTTATATCTTTATGATATTCAAACTTATACAAATATAACCTTTAATGTAGGTGTAACCGCAGATCAAATTCCAACATCTTCTTTTATAAAAGGAAAGAGTAGTGGTGCGAGTGGTTTTGTTGTCGCTGGTGGTGTTGGACCGTTAAATCTCAGTCAAACTTCGGGAACGTTTGTAACTGGAGAAAAATTGATTGTTAACGGAGTTGAGACTGCATTAACAATTAAGAGTTTTGTTCAAAATAATATTAATCAATTAAAATCTGTTAAGAAAACTAGTGTATCAGGATTTCCAGATTTTAATGCAGATGCAGTATTAAGTTCTAAAAAGTTCTCTAATGGAATTTCGGAAGTTAATGTTAATGGAACAACCGTAACAAGTCCAGGAAAATTATTCTCTGGAGTCAAAGTGAATGATGTAATTAGTGTCGTAGAAGGAAGTGGTTTAAGGTATAATAGAGTTACAGCAATTTCTTCAGATTTGGCATCACTGACTATTGCTAGTATTTCTAGTGTTAGTGGAGTATTTACTGGAACCGCAATTTCTAATGGCAATTATACGGCAAATCTTAGAGTAGCAGAAATAAAAAATAGTGAAAATGGATTTCTTTATGCAAATCTTCCAGAATCTAATATTTCCTCTGTTGATCTCTCAGGTTCTCAGTTATTAATAACAAATCAAATAACTGGAGAAGCAACTGATGGTTCTGGTGATTTAGTATTTGGACTACCAACCGGCATTACAAGCGCATTTTATGAGTCATTTGATCAGGAAAGATATTCCGTTCATTATACTGGGGGTGGAATTGGAACAGTAACTTCTGATGCGTTTACTCTTACTGGAGGGGGAACTGGAGTCGAAATTGAAGGATTAACCTCTGGTCAATCAAATATAGTTGTAAATGTAACACTGAAGAAGAATGGAATTCAAAGTAAAATTAAAAAATTTACTAGAAGTGCAATAGAAGTAGTCAATCTTTCAAAATTAGCACAATCTGGATCTGCATCTAGCATATCAATCAATGATGGACTAACATATAATC